ATTATTATACATTTTATGGGTGTTTCACATAATGGCTCTGGTGGTGATAGAACTTACACTATGTTATTAGGAACAGCTAGTGGAATAGCTACGTCTGGTTATTTTTCTACAGTTTCGGCTACTGGAACTAGTAATGCTCAAGGAACAAGTAATGGACAATTTGCAATTTATTATAATGCAAGTGGGTCAGATACTTTATATGGCAATGTAACTTTAAATTTAGCTAATAGTGCTACACATACATATACACAAACTGGTGCTATAAGGTCAGGTGGCTACGTTGGTTTGTCTGGTGGTATGTGTAATTTAGGTGGAGCATTAACACAAGTTAAAGTTCTTGTTAGTGGTAGAGCATTAGATGCAGGTAGCATCTCAGTTACTTATATATAGGAGCATAGAGAATGGCATTAAGTAAAATTCAAGCTGAGTCAATGAACCTAGCAGACACTTATGCTTTTTCTGGAACTGTAAGTGGTACTAGTGTTTTTGGAAGTACCTTACTTCACGTTCAAGACCAAAAATCTAGTGGCAGTAATGGTGGTTCTGATAGTGCAGGTTATAATGTAAGAACATTAAATACTGTTGTTACCAATGAGATTAGTGGTTCATCTTTATCGTCTAATGCAATTACTTTGCCAACTGGAACTTATTATATTCAAGCTTCAACTTGTGCTTATGCAAGTGGTAAAACTAGATTACGATTAAGAAATGTAACAGATAGTAGTAATGCAGTAATTGGTTTGAATGGTGAAGTTTCAGGAACTATTGCAGTAACACCTAGATATTTTGTAACTGGTAGATTTGTAATAGGTTCATCTAAAGCTTTTAAAATAGAACAATATGTTGGAACAGCAACAAACTCATCATTAGGTCATGCTACAGGAGATGATTTAATAGAGATTTATACAGACGTACAAATATGGAAGGTAGCATAATGGTTTGGGTAAAAATTGAAAATAACGTTGTAATACAAAAACAACCTTATAAAGAAGATGGTTTTATTGAAGTTGCTGATGATGTGTTTTGCACACAAATTCAAGATGGTAATTTATTTGTTAATCCACCAATCATACCTAAAACATATTCTGAAAATAGAGCAACAGAATATCCATCAATGGCAGACCAACTAGATGACATCTACCACAATGGTGTAGATGCTTGGAAAGCAACAATCAAAACAATTAAAGACAAGTACCCAAAGGAGTAAGCGATGCCCTACATAGGAAAACAGCCTTTAACTGGGCAGTTCAATAAGCTAACAGCCATTACGGCTGGGGCAAATAGTTTAACAGACACTTACCCTTTGACTAAGGGTGCAGCAGCTTTCTTTCCTGCAACAGCAGAACAACTAATAGTCTCTGTCAATGGTGTAACACAAGCACCTAATGATGCTTATACAGTATCAGGGTCAAGTATACAGTTTGCAGAAATTTTAACTACAGCAGACACAATAGATTACATACTGGCTTTAGGCGAAGTTGGTAATTCAGTCGTGCCTACAGATGGTTCAGTAACTGCTGATAAGTTCTCATCATCTGTCTATAAAGATGGGATTAGGATTAATGGTAGTACAGCTACTGATAGCATAACAATAGCAAGTGGAGAACGAGCAATGGTTGCAGGAGACTACACTATTCCCACTAGTAAAACATTAACAGTAAATGGAGTATTAACCATTGTCTAAATTATTCGTTGACGAAATACAACCCAAAACAACTGGTGGTGTAGTAAGTATGACTGGTCATGTGTTGCAAGTGAAACAAACTGTAATAGATGGTACTAGTACTGGCACAGCATCAACTAGTTTTGTGGCTTCCCCAGTTACTGGTTCAATAACTCCCTTGAAATCTACTAGCAAAGTTTTAGTAAGAGCTACTTTTAATCTATACCATACAGCATCTCAAAATACTTATGCTACGTTGTACAAGGGTTCAACAGACTTAGCCCCTAGTTCGCCTGATGGTATAATAAGAGTTTATAATACTTCTGGTGGTTGGCAATCAGTAACTATTGAATGGTTAGATGCACCTAACACAACAAGTGCTACAACATATACAGTTTATTTTAAAGTTACTAGTGGTACTGGCTACATAAATGCTGTTGAGAGTCTTTCAATTATGACTTTTACAGAGATAGGAGGATAACATGAGTAGTACAATAGGAGTGCAGAACATTGCACACACAAACGGAACTGTTGCTGCGACTGTTGCTAGTGATGGTGTTGTTACATTTAATAACCCTCCTCTAAATGTTGGTCTTGGAATGGCTGACCAGTTTAGATTAACTGGCACTACAAATGATGGCAGTAATGCTGACGTTACATCAAATATAGAAAGAATACATACAACTGGACAAGGAACTTTAGGTACTGGAATGACAGAAAGTTCTGGAATATTTAGCTTTCCATTAACTGGAATATATTTAGTAATTTTTAATGTAGACTTTTCTATTGGTGGAGGTGAAAATAATGCCTTTTGTAATCTTAATGTTACCACTAACAATAGTTCTTATACTGTTGTAGCAAGTGCAAATAGTGGGGGTAGTTCTTTTGGTGCTGCAGGAACTGGTATGAGTTTAATTAATGTAACTAATACAAGTAATGTAAAAGTAAAATTTAGTACATCTTCTATGAATTCTGGCAGTTCTTTAATAGGTAGCCAAGACCAAAATAGAACTACTTTTACATTTATAAAGTTAGGAGGATAACATGACATCAATTCTTAAAGTAGACACCCTACAAGATGCTAGTGGTACTGGCACTCCTTATATTAAAGATGCTGTGTTGCAAGTGAAAAGCACAACTGTAACTGCAATTACTGCTGAAACAACTAATCAAGCATTTACAGATATTGCAGGAATGAGTGTTAGTATAACTCCTAAATCAACTAGTTCAAATGTGTTGGTTTCTGTTAATTTATGTTGGGGTACATCTTCTACAGCAGATATTTATGGTGCTGGATTAGTATTAAGAGATAACACTATAATTACTCAAGGAGATGCTTTAGGAACAGCCAATAGTTTAAGAGCTTCGTTTACCATACAAGATATTCTTGATGTTTATAAAACAACATATGCAACTTTTCAACATTTAGATGAAGCTATAAGTACAACTAGTGAAGTTACTTATAAAGTTCAATGGGCTATTTATGATAGTATAAAGCTTTGGTTAAACAGACCAAATAACATTGGTAATTATCCTTATTCTGTTAGTGGAACTTCTTCAATAACTGTAACAGAGATAGGAGGATAACATGACACTAACAAAACTAAACGCAGCAAGTGTGATTGAACGTCTTCCAGTTGGTAGTGTGTTGCAAATAGTGCAGATAGGTGCTGTAAATACTTATCAAAATACTGCAAGTGCTACATGGAATAACACTTATTATTCTTTTTCAATTACACCTTCTGCAACAAGTAGTAAAATACTAGTACATTTTCACATACCTTATACAGTTAAAGGAACTGGAGCAAAAATTAGAGGTGCTTTTAGATTACAAAGAATAATATCAGGTGGAGCTACAACATTAATCTGGAATACTGCAAGTAATGATGAAAGGTTTCAAGTTAGAGGAACACCTGATGAGCTTTGTGGCATAGCAAGTATGGAATATTTAGATTCACCAAGCACAACGAGTGCTGTAACATATACTATGCAAAGTATTAGAACTGCTGACACTGGTATGTCACATATTAATGCCAATGGAACTGATATGGGTGGAAATGGAATACTCAAGGAGATCAAAGGCTAATGGTCAAAGCATCTGAAGTAAAAGCACAGATTGATACTCATGAGGCGATATGTTCGGAACGCTGGAGAGAGACAATCACTCGAATAAAGAGGATCGAGGCGATAATGATTGGCACTAGTGGTACTGCCATAGTTTTGCTTATAGGTTTGCTAGTGAGGTAGTCCATGCTTGAGATACTTTTAGTAGCTAATTCTGCTTTTAAAATAATTAAAGAAACACTAGAAAATGGTAAGGAAATAAGTAGTTGTGGATCAGCGATTGCCAATTTTATAGGGGCTGAAGACAAACTTAAACAAGATTTATACAAAAAAAAGAATAGTCTTTGGACTAACTTCTTAGGTAAGACCGACAATGATTTAGAAGAATTTATGGCTCTTGAATCTATACGAGTTAAGCAAGAAAAATTAAGGGAGTATATGCAACTTTTTGGGAGAGCAAACCTCTACACAGACTATATACAATTTTGCGCTGATTGCCGAGTGTCCAGGAAAGAAGCACGAGTGAAAGCACAGAAACGAAGAGAGTATATACGAGATATGTTTCTCAAAATTGTATTAGGAATACTTATTACGGCATTGCTTTCTGGTGTAATCACAGTCCTTTTTATTTTAGCCAAGAAGAAAGGGATAATATGAGTGCTTTTCTCCTAATTTGTACGCTTAACGGCTTTGCTGGTGGTAATGAAGGAATTTATTTTCGCAATGCCAACGAATGTATTAATTTTAAAGAAATTCTTAGTGGTCAGTCGTACATGAAGAATGACGAAAAACAAGTTTATGATTGCATGTGCAAATTAATTCCAAAGGTCGATGAAAAGAAAGTGAGGGTATATTAATGCTGCCAATAATAAGCGCCGTAGCCAGCCTAGCTGGTACTTGGCTTGAGGGCAAACAAGAGAAAGCCAAATTAATACAAACATTAGAAGTGGCTAAAGTTCAAGCGCAAGTCAAGCGTGTTGAGCAAGATGGGAATTGGGACGAGAAAGCCGTGGCTTCTATGGATAGTTCTTGGAAAGACGAAGCTTGGACAATATTTTTTATTATGATTATAGGGGCATCTTTCATTAAGCCATTACAACCAATTATGAAAGATGGATTTATCTTTTTAAACACTGCACCTGATTTTATCAAATACGGAATATTAGCAAGTATAGCTGCCAGCTTTGGCCTTAAATCTATAGCAAAGATTAGAAAATGATGTGGTTTTATTTAGAGTTATCAAAACGATTTAACAAGATAGGAAACTATTTTTGGCGACTCCATGTAAAGAAACTTAGAGAAAAGAGATAAGTAAATGGAAAATAATTTCGAGCAATGTTTAACAAAAGTTCTGAAACACGAGGGAGGTTATGTTGACCACCCAAAAGATCCAGGAGGCGAGACAAATTTAGGAGTAACAAAAAAGGTTTATGAAGCTTGGTGTGTAGTCGAAGATATCAATCAAAAGGATATGAAAGATTTGACTGTAAATGACGTTTCTCCAATTTACAAAATGAATTATTGGTTAAAAAACAAGTGTAACAATCTTCCTATAGGAGTTGATTACGTCGTGTTTGATATGAGCGTTAATCATGGAGTTAGTAGAGCAGCTAAGTTTTTACAAGGCGTAGTTGGAGCAGATAAAGATGGGGTCATAGGTTCAAAAACTATTGCGCTGGTTGACAAAATGGATTCAGAAGAAATCATAGATGCTTTATGCTTAGAAAGAGAAGATTTTTATAAGAATTTATCTACCTTTAGTACGTTTGGCAAAGGCTGGCTTAGTAGAAATTCAAGTGTGCAAATTATGGCTTCAGAAATGGATACAAACAAATACTCATATGAATGGTATAAAGAAAGTAGCACGGCATGAGCAAGAAAAACCAATTAACTGATTTAGAAACAAAGATTTCAGCTGCAAAAAGACAGAAAATAGCAATTGAATCTCGAACAGACTTTTTAAAGTTTACTAAATTTACAATGCCTGATCCAGAAGACTTTAATTCAACTGATATATCTTTATTTAAAGACGCTAAACACCATAGAGCGTTAGCAAAGGTTCTTGAAAAAGTAGAAAAAGGCCATATTCCTAGATTAATCGTATGTATGCCTCCCAGACACGGCAAATCAGAGTTAATATCAAGACGATTTATACCTTGGATTGTGGGCAAAGATACTTATAGAAGCGTTATTTTTGCAACGTATAATGAAGATTTTGCAAAAGATTTTGGCGCAGATTGTCGAGCAATTATGACTTCTGCTCAATATAAAACAGTATTCCCTAACTTTAGTTTAAGATTAGGTGGAGCGTCTAAAAGTAGAATACAAAACTCATCAGGTGGAATGGCTGTGTTTGTTGGAAGAGGTGGATCAATAACTGGCCGTGGTGGAGATTTTGTTATTTTAGATGATCCTATTAAGGATAGTTTAGAAGCTGGCTCTCCTACATTGCGAGAACAACTTTGGACTTGGTTTACTCAAGTTTTAATGACACGATTAATGACTGCATCAGCGTCAATAGTTATTGTGCAAACTAGATGGCATGAAGATGATTTGATTGGACGATTAACTGACCCAACTAATCCACATTATACAGAAGAAGAAGCCTCAAAATGGAAAATAATAAATCTACCAGCGATTGCAGAAGATGACGATCCTTTAGGGCGTAAAAACGGAGAATTGTTGTGGCCTGAAAGATTTGATATGGAGTTTATGGAGGCTCAACGAAGATTGGAT